GCCGATCATAAATCGCGGGTCGTGCCGTGGTCGGACTCGTTCTTGTATGACGAATCCGCACACGATACTGACTCAAGCCGTCGAGAGCTTTGACGAAGTATTCCGAAGAATACCCGTCCTGGTTGATCAACTTCAGGGTGATGTCGCCACCAGCCTGAGGAAGAACGAAAGTGGTACCTAACATGGGAGTTACCTCCAATCCTTACTGTGACCCCCGGCTCAGCGCCGGAGGGCAGCTAAGGACAGGAGTATCGACAACTTCCCACCATCTAAGATGGGAAGTGTAGGAAGGGGAAACGGGACAATAGGATAGGTTGGCCACCTTTCCTTGCGTTGAAACTGCAGGTTGTACCACCCATCATAGGTGACCCAGTTTGCAGTTCCAACTGGATCTAGGTCATACGTTGTCTTCGAATAAGAAGTACGCATGACACAGATCCTGCCCCAAGTGCAGCCCACTGAGTTGTTCGTTGCGGCAAGCATATCGCCGACATTCGAAAACCAGTCTATGAACCAGCTCCAGGGTGTTAATTCCCAGGCTGCTTCAAGTGCACCGTGCGTTGTGATACCAAGAGCCACTCTGTTGTTGAACCGTTTAAGGTCAGCATCAGAATACTCTGGTAAAACACTGTCTGGAAGAATCTTCCATTCAGCGGAGCCCCATTTCTGGAACTCCGACACACTGCGCGCAAAGGCATAGACAGCGGCACCCTCAGAGTGGATTAAACTCCGAGTAGGACCACTGGCTACTGTGTTCGCACTTAGGTTGCACCGTTTCCTAATCTTCTTGCCATCCCTAAGTCTCCTCAACTCTGCTAACCGCCTATTTGCGGCAGACACAAAGTTGGCGAGCTTACGGACGTCGCTAATCATGGGTTTGATGGCCCACCGCCAAGAGAGATTTCCCTTGGCGGCAGCGGCTAACAAGCCGTCGCCCCATCCCTTGACTAGCTTCGGCAGGTCCCCTAATTCTCCCAAGGCGGCCGGCACGTTCACATGTGGACGTGACGGATTCGTCTTTGCGAGAATCTCCCACGCGTCGTTATTCAATTGCGCCACTGAAGGCGTACCGAAAACGATGCGGGGATCTGTAGGGCCGACTGTGTTGTTACCGACAGGAAATCCAATGAATTCACGTTGGAGAACCCCGGAACTAACCAGTTTGCCATTCAGAAGAGGGTAGTTGGTAGTGATATGGTAGATTGACAGGGCGTTAGCCTGGTCTCTCAAGCCATACTCACTTTGACAACTATCCCTCTGACCCATGAGGCAGGTACGCAGAGTCGTCGACGGACTAGGTACGTAGTACTTTAAAGCACCACCTACCGTAGCACGGAGATCCCTCTGTTTTAACTGCGCCATTGGATCGAGACCTGTAACAAGAAGAACCTACGGGGAAACAAGAGTTTGACATGAGAACGAGTCTCACGTACGGGCCCGACGACGAGTCGGGC